CTGGAGCATCTTCATCCCATCCGTTCGTGTACCCGCCTGACAGTGGCATTAGAGTGTCTCATCGAAGAAAGGATCGAAACGACGGCTTCTACTATGAAGTCGCCCGGAGTGTTCACTGCCAAGAGTAGGGATGATTATTCCTACATCATCGTAGTCATCCTTCTCCATGTCGATCTCGGAAGGCTTGTCGCTCACCCAGTCCTTCCACATGTTGTTCGAGTAGATCGCCTTCCCGATATCTCCACGCTCATCATAATAGATGTGACGAGCCTTGAGGATGATTCCATCGTGCCAGGGAAGCGGTAGCCCGAAGGTATCGGCGTCATCTACGAGATCTTCTATCTCGGTGAGATAATACAGATTGATTGTGTAATCAGCGTCAGGCGTTGGAATGAGCTGAATCCAGTCCTTCTCTCGGACATAGTTCAGTGGCTTGTCGTTCGTCTGTCCAGGAGGAAGAGTTGCGATAAAGCGTACTCCCCTCTTCTTGAGCTTCTTGCTGTTTGTCGAGTCCCACACACGAAGCAGGCTTGCTATGTCTGTTGGACAGGTATAGCGGGCAGTCCCACTTTCCGTGGTAAAGGACTTGATACACCGAGTCTCGTGAAAGGGATACTTCGATCCTATCTCACGATACGCAGCATTGATGATCCGATTGAGCGTTTCGTCGCTTACTTCATCCGTCGTGGGGCTGCCTACCTTCGTCCGGAGAGTAAGCCTTGCCGTGTTAAGATCCATTATGCGTCCTCATATGTCGGAACATGAGATGAATCCTCGACAAAGCTTGTATCATCCGCGTCAAGGCATGCGGAATAGAGAGGAGCAGTTCCAAAAAAAGTACTGCCCACACAAGAGAGCTGAGTATAAGCATTGAACTCGAAGAACTCCTGTGTTACGAGAGGAGGTGTGAAGGAATCTACGAGAAGGAAACCGTAAACTCCATTGCGAGTTAGAGATACTTCAAATGCTCGTGCTCCGATTACGGAGTAACCAAGGATGATAGAACAGGACGCGAGAACATCTATGATAGAAAGCTGATCGAAGGAGAGATCAGTCGCTTTGGTGATAGGATCGTTGGCGAAGGACACTCCCTCCTTATAAGTACCTATATAAGGAACAGGAAGCTCCAGATCAAGAACTTCTAAAGCCCCTGTAGATCCTATCGCTAGCCAGCCGGTAGAAGGAAGTGGCATTATGCGTGACGACCCCAAGAAATACGAGTGTTAAGAGTGAACCTCTTTGTGTTGTCCTTAGCAAGGCCGGGAGAGAAGCCAACGGCAAAAGTTGGACTAGTGTTCGCTGCAACACACGTAATAGTTCCTGTGCCGTTAGTTGTATCGTATACGTGAGTACGATCCAGATAGAAGTTATCTGTCACGTATGCTGCCGTAGAAACAGTTCCAGGAGTTCCACCTGAAATAGCGCCCGGTACTATTGTACTTGTTCTTGAAGGAAGCGTACCATTACGACAGTATACATTAGTGCTGTGTATCGTAGACATTGAACTACCAAACACAACGTTCCAGCTCGATGTTCCTACTCCCATGGGAGTCAGGGTAACATCCACCGATGTCCCGGATATATCCTGTGCCGAGTATAGTGTTGATGCTGCTGGTGGGTAGAGACGAATCTCATAGGTAACTTTCAACTGATCACTAGATGTCTTGACAACCGTCGTCGGAGTGCCAAGATCATCTTTGAACAACTGACGAGAGAACATCGTGCCAGCTGATGACGCAGAAAAGAACCCTATTTCAGTTAGGTTGCCGTTTGCTTGTGCTTCAGTAAAAAGATAATCTGCAACAACTTTATGATAATCAGGAGAACCAGCAACGTAAGATGTGATAGGTCCAGGAGATGCGACATACTGGACACGACCAGCAATCTCAGCAACTAGCGTTGTATCTGTATTCGCCGGAGCTGTGGATCCAGTTCCAACGCCACAATACTTGGCTAGAATAGTTGACGTAGCAGTTACCGCTGTGTTATTCATCCCGTTCAAGCCGCCATTCGTAATCAAGTTACGAAAGTGCCATTGACGCTTGACTCTGTGAGTCTTAGCATCTATCAGCTCGACATGAATATGGCCGGAGAAACCAAGGGCAACTTCTGGCGTAATGATGTCCCTATAAGTAGGGACAAAGAGACCGTGATGACCCCTAACAAAGTGTGTCATTAGACTGTTACCAGAGTAGCAGATTGAAAGCCCAGGCCGACATCAAGCTTATCTTTGTCAAATAGCGTTTGAACTATCACAACAACAACGAGAGTTGCTGAGCGGTAGCCCAGAGTCGGATCGAAGCCATCTTTATCATAAAGTGTCTTTAGTATTACTGGCTGTGCGAGGATTGCACTTACAAAAGACAGATTAGTATCGAAACTGTCCTTGTCATACAAAGTGTTCAGTATGACAGGTTCAGCAAGAATTGCTGACAGAAATAGAAGATCAGTATCGAACGCATCTATGTCTTTCAAGGTATCGTTAATGACAACATCTATCATTAACGCAGATATGAAGGACAGATCCGGAATGTAGCTGGTATCCCCAACAAGGATAGGATAGAGCGTAGATGTGATTCCACTTATTAGATACTTACCTGTCGCTACATCTCGCCGAACTATCTCTACCTTTACTCTACCATCTCGGAGCTTGACAACATCCTCAATATACGTATTAGCATCAGCGCTGAGAGGGGTGTTATAGACTATCGCGTAGCGATCTCTCTGCTGCCGGAACGCTAATTCGGTACTTGTCAGATAGAAGAATAGCACATCTGATTCTGTAACGTTCAGAGGATTGTCCAAGATAACTCTTGGTGTTCTTCCAGCCCCGAAGTTATCAAAACCAAACATGCTATCAGTAGAATCGAACCAGTAAAGCCAAACTTCTGGCGATCCGTCAACACCCGTATTACGCTCGGCACAGATGACAGGACGGCCAGCCTGCTCAAATGCTATATCAACTTCGAGTATATTTTCACCAGTAAAGGTGAATATTTCTTCTTCCGGTCCCCAAGCGTCTCTTGCATCGTTTGCCCGTGAAATGTAGACTTTCCCCGTAAAGTCGAAAGCCGAGGGATTCTCTACACGACACCGCCAAGCGTGTGCTGCGGCTCCTCCAGATGAGTCACCGTTCGCTATAGGACCTGGACAGAACGCAGTAAGATAGTCGAAGGTTATCGCATCTGGCCTTCGAGTCTTACTTGAATTAGAGGGGACGAAGCCGACGAAATCACCCTGCTTCTCTCGCCGGCCACCTTCATATCCGCTAGGCAACGATTAGATCCACCCGAGTAGGAGAGTTCATCGAGCCTTCTTTACGAACTTTCAGTCTTTCCCAGCCCTTGGCAAGGGGAAACGTACCATTGGAGGAGATCAGAGTGGGCTCTAGAGAGCCATTAAGTTCCCTGTCCACAACGATACGCTCCCCATCAGCCAAGTTCAAAACTCGAATGCCTGTCTCGTCACCGCGAGCACGCACCCAAGGACCTTGAAAATCCTTGTAACAGGTCACCAAGACCAAGCGTGTTTTCATTCAGGTATCCAGTTTTGGATCACTTATACGCCAGACGAGCCGTAGATCCCGCGCCAGTCACCGAAGCCGGCGCCGTTACGACGGGAGCCCTTGTACTTCGCATCGCCCGTCTCGAAGTCATCCGTGTTGGAGAACATGAAGGGACGACGGTCGAAGTAGTTGATGTCGTGGTTATCCGCGAGGATGAACCATGCATCTGGGTCCGTCAGATAGTGCGAGAGATGCGAGCTGAGACCCTCACGCGACACCTGGTTGATGTCGTTGTTGTTGCCGCCAGGGAGATACTGGCTCTTGAGGATCTGGTTGACCGTCCAGTAGTCTCCGATGGAGTGGACGACCAGCTTCGGGATGAACACAGCCGGGAGGCCGCTCTCATCCTTCAGGTTGTGGAAGTGCTCCAGACCAGCCTGGAGGGCGGGAAGCGAGAAGTCGGCAGCAACAGCCGGCTTGTTCGCCTGGGAGACTCCACGGATGGAGACGTGGGTGTCGATCAGCGCCTCACCAGCAACGAAGCCGTTCACGGTGTTCGTGAAGGCGTTGTTGTACGGTGAGTGCATCACGATCTCCATGTTGTTCCTCGCAGAACGGCCGAGGGCCTTCGACATCTTGTTGCCCATGATGCCGTAGAGATCGTCCTCCCGCATCTCCTGAGTGATGCGGAAGCCAAGCGCGTACGTCGTCCAGACATAGCGCTTGATGTCTCCCTGCGCGATGTCCTGGTAGACGATCGGACCGCCCTCAGGCTTGGTCTCGAGCGTTCCGAAGCCAGCGAGGTTGAAGTCCTCCTCGTAGGCTCGCTTGGAAGTGTTCCGGTTGATAAGAGCGGTCCCCTCGATCGGGCGCTCCTTGTAGGTCTCGAACACAACCTTCCGGAATCCGGGGGCGAGAAGGTTGCTGAAACCACCGCGAAAGTGTGCCATCTGTTCTTCTCTCCTTTAGTCGTTGCTGACGACGGTGTCGATGACCTTCACGTACCACCGACCCTCGGGGATGTTCAGACGGACGACCTGAACAACCTTCGTGGTCACTTCAGCGACATCCACCTTCCAGATGCCGTTTCCTGCGTTGGCGATACCGTACTCCTTGCCCAGGTGCGTGGCTTCGACAGGAACAGTGTCGGAGCACATGCAGAGGACAGTCTCGTCGTCGAGGACGAGAACGGGCACCTTACCGTTGGCGGTAAGGAGCTTGGCCTCTTCCGAGTCGACCTCGGAGATGCCGTGAACTGCTGCGGGGTCAGCTCCGCAGAGAACTGCCTTCTCCGCAGACAGCTTGACGAAGTCACCCGGAAGGAAGGGCTCGTTGGCCCCTGCTCCCGGAGTGTACTCTTCTACCTTCGACGCATCGCGGCCATAGGCCACGTACGCCTTGAAAACAGGCTGGGGCATTGTGGATTCTCCTTATTCGTCCACGAGGATTCTTCGAGCGTCGATCTTGACACCGAACCGATCTCGAGCCTGACGTGCTACGGCTTCGGCAGCGTTTTCCATCGCTGTCTTGTGAGCCCGCATACGCTCATCGTTGAGCTGTCTGACGGCTTCCGTGCGGGCGGCATGCAACTGCTTCGGAATACCCATCAGTGCCAGGTCATCACCAAGATGCCGGCCTCCCTCGTCATTGGACAGACGAACGTAGCCATCCTGCAGCCGCTTGTCTGCCTTCTGACGGTCCCTGATGTTCACCCAGCGAAGCACCTTGTCGGGGTGCTTCGCCTGAACATCCCGTGCATCGAGCATCTGCGCTCTCGGAGTGAGAACAGGTGCTCCATGTACTTCAGTTGCCTCCACTCGTTCGAGGCTTTCTCGAGCCTTCTTCAGATCTTCCATACCCACTGTAGTCTCTCCTATTAGCGAACGTTGGCCCACTTGGCATACTCAGCTTCCGACATACCAAGACCCTTTGCTGCTTCCTTCTGATCTGCCGAAAGACGAGTACCGTTCTTCGGAAGGCTACTACGACGACTGGAAGTGCCGTTGAAACCTGAAGAGCTGTCCTGCGACGATCTTGCACGACTCGGAGACGGACGAGAATTGCCAGCCCGATGCTCGATGAGCTTGTCGAGGTTGTCATCCTGACCACGAATGTAGGAGATCATGTCCTTCCAGCCCTGCTTCGTGGTAAGGATCGTCTTGTTCGGTATGGACTTCCTGAACTCCTCGATCTTGTCACCGAACAGCTCGAACTCGTCCTTGTACTGTTCACGAGCCCAGTTCTCAGTCGCACCGATAGTGCCTGCTTCGAGTGATCCGAGGCGGACGGAGAGGTGCTTCTCCGCGTTGCGGAGCGCCTGCGCCTGCATCGCCTCGATTGCCGCGATAGGATCCTCGTCGTACATCTCCTTGATCTGCTCACGAGTCAGCTCAACTTCCTCAGGAGCCGACTGGACAGGAGCAGGAGCCGGAGCCGCTTCGACAGGTCGCCGAGAGTTCCGCTCGATTGCTGCGATCCGAGCTTCCTGCTCGAGTCGTGCATTGTCCTGAAGAATCTCGGAGAGAGACTTACCACGGAACTTCTCCGGGACGCTATTTCCTTCGAGCTTCAGCTCATCAGGATTGACGTCCTTGCTATCGTCGGCAGCCGCAGCAGCCTCGAAGTCTTCGATCGTATAGCCGACACCTTGTTCGTTTGGTGTCTCGAGCTCTTCGCCTTCGTCTTCGCCTTCCTCGTACATGGGAGACTCTCCATCAGAGTGTTTCGAGATTGCGCTTGATCGAGTCCATTAAGTCGTCGATTGCGCTCATGGCCTTACGGTAGGCCATTACTTCCCCCTGGGCTCTGAAGACCAGGGATGATTCCACCGAGGTTTCCAACTGGCGCTGGGCCTGCTCCAGCAAGGCGCGCAAGCGCGTCGCCACTAGTAGCTGCCCCCGGTGCGTTTGGAGCTCCTGTAAGTATGTTAGGTTGTCCTGGAGGGTTTCCTTGCTGAGCGTTGGCGACTGCTGCATCGAGGTATTTCTCCAGTTCAGGGAGGTAATCATCCGGGTTGCGAATGTCATACTTGTTCAGGAGATCACGGAACATGTTGCGAGCGGATGTCATCACATCGCTGATCAGTTGCGTCATCTCAGGCTGGCCCTGCTGCACAGCAGCAAGAGCAGTCTGTCCAGCTTGTACGAGCTTATCGAGATATTCCATCATCACCCTGATGAGGGTGAGCTGCATCTGCTGCTGGAGACCTCGATTGTTTGCTGCATCAGTCGCCGACAGGTCGATAGCGAGAGCACCTTGAATGTTGTTCTCGTTGACTGTGTCGAAGAAGGACTTGAGATCGCTAGCTATCTGATCGTCGCCGAAGACGAGGTCGTCTACATCATCGAGACCGTACTGAATCCAGATATAGATACAGAACTGGAGAACTTCAGCAAGGCCGATACGGACGTTCTCGAGAACTTCTTCGACTCGACGAGTACCTTCCTGAATCAGTGCGGTAGTAGCCGTAGCAGTAGCCCTAGAGCCGACGATAGGAGACTCCCGACCAGTAAGATAGTCAGAAATCCCGGTTCGCTTCTCGGTAAGACCAAAGAGGTTCTGTCGCTCTTGGAGAGTAGAGGGATATATCTCAGCGGCTTGAAATGGAATGAAGTCATTCTTAGGATCATCCACGAAGAATGTACGGCCACAGTACAATTTTGGGATATCTTCGATCCCAGACTCCTTCTTGGCAACAAACATCCTAATGTTTGCCAAGTAGGTATTGTCGGTAGCCATTCTATGCCAGGCGGTCTGTGCGTCTTGAAAGAAAGACGACATCTCACCGATCCCAATACCATAGAGCGAGTCGTTGGTGATGCTATACGGTACGACAGTGTAAGGCTTGTGCTGGTGGAAGTACCAGTTGTAGCGGAGCTGAAGGAAAGTCCGTGTTGGTACATGGTATGTAGCGACAAGACGCTCGGGAAGTCCATCTCCGTTGATGTCATAGTCACACCAGACCTCGAAAACTTCGATTTGATCGCGATACTCGGGGCCAACTTCTTGGTGATTCGCTGAATCTTGACGCTCTTGCTCGAGTGCATCGCGGATTACTTGCTTCTGGTCGATGACTTTCTTGACATTTGCGAGCTTTCCCGACTTCTGAGCGACCATCAACTCAGTTGGGAAGTAGTGCTGACGCTCAAAGACTATAGGACAGTCCTGGAGATGCTGATAACCAGGAGGGAATAGGAAGTCTGCAAGGGAAATGCCGTAGACTTTGGGTCCTCTGAAGCGAGTCACGTCCTTCTTAACGACATTCCACTCCTTATCATAGGTCATGACAGGATAGTGGACATGCTCATAGACGGTCTTGAGGACCATCGTGCCATGCTTGGTCATCTCCAGCAGCCGCGGGGAGACAACCCTGCGAAGTTCGAGCTTGTGTTTCTGATAATACTCAATCCAATTGGACAGGGACTGAGTAAAGTTGGTGACTCCCTTCTTCAATGGCTTAAGGACGAACACAGGATCGGCTTTGAAGATCCCTGTGTCAAGGCGAGCATGGACAGGATCCACTGCCATCGCTGATACAGGGACCACATCTCCACAGGCTCCGACGAAAGGAACTGTCTGTGGACCTTCACTACGTGCACGGTACTGCCTCTCCTGATATGCCCACTCATCGAGCTTCGCGTCATGGGAAGACTTGAGGGTAAAATACCACTCGTCAAGCCAGATGCTAAAAGCTTCGAGCTTTTCCTTGGGAATACTCAGGATAGGATCAGGGAAAGACGAACGCTCTACTACAGGCGCATCGTCAAGTCCCGTAATATCGTCGATGTTGACTGTCGTTACTTCAGGTTCATCTGCCATGCGTGACCTCGTGGCATCCACGACAGACGCCTTTTAGCTTAATAGACATTAGACGTGCCGAGTACGTGGCTGGCGGGATTCGTAGCGCAACGAGCCAAAAGGCGCTCTCGGGGAAAATATCTCGCGGGGAGGGTCTGGAGTGGCATGGCGGGCTTCTAAGCGGGTTCCGAGACCGAGATATGCTGCTTCCAGTTCACTCTTTCGATGTGAGGCCAGTC